GCAATGCCCATAGCTGCGGAAAATAGAACCATAGCAAATGCAGTTCCGATTAAATCTCCAACGCCTGTAAATACGGATAACGCTCCTAATAATGCAGACATAACTACTAGCATTAAACTTGCCACACCAAATGCAAGCCATATTCTTCCAGCAGGAACTCCTTCTGTTGCTTTTACAATTAATGATAAACTTGCTGAAATTGCCAATATAGCTAATGATGCAACTGCAAATGAACCAGCAACCCACATAAAATCAGAAGGCAATACTGCCACTTTTGACTCAAAGAAACCAAATGCAACAAATATAGCAGAAAGGCCAAGTAAACATAATCCTAATACTCCAGCATATTTAAGAAGTTCTTTTCCAGTTAGTCCTGTCTTTGAAAGAATCAATAATGCTGCTGAAATCTCAATTAAACCAAAGGCTAAAATATCTATAGCGATTCCAAGGTTTTTCATTGGATCCCTAAACATTTGAATTACGTTTCCTTCTTTAACAGCTGAAACATTATTAAATAGATTAAATATCCTACTAATAATTCCCATCAGTATAAGCATACCGACAAGTATTCCACCAACTGCTGCTAAAGCGCCTACAGATTTATTTAAATCTTCTACAGGAACTAATGATAATAATAACAAAGCTGCTGTAATAGTTCCAATTAAGAATATTATAGACCATACAGCCTGTGTAAATGTTGTAGCTTTTGCTTTTCCACCAGCAAGTACACCTAAAAGTCCAACATCTTCAAATTTACTTATAATATCTTTTACATCTGTAGCGATCTTCGTAAATCCGTCTACGATTGTACTTATTGGAGTTTCCTGTTTTTTTCTTTCGGCTCTCTTTTTAATAAAAGTCGATACTGCATCTGTAGCTACTAAAATACTAATAGCACTTATTACTTTTGCAAAAGCTCCGATAACATCTGCTATAGCACTAATTACAAGGGCTAATGAACCAAGAATACCACCAATTACTAATGCTACATCTCCCATATCGGAATTACTAGCAATTTCTTCAGCAAGACCTTTAACCCAGTCCAAAACATTCATGACATGTTCATGAATTTTGTCAAACACACTTTGATCTTCAGTGTCTTCTGCTAATTCTTCAGCATCTCCGCCAACAAATAGCTGTTTAATCTTTCCAATTAAATCCTTTAAGACATCTAAGAAAGTTGTAGCTTTTTCTACTTTTGCTTCAGCATCTTTTGCTTCATCAGCAGGAAAACCGAAGTTATAAATCTGTGTTACAAAGTCTTTTAAAGGAGTTAAATCGATAGAGCTCAGATGTATGTTATCAAAAGCATCTCCAACGACTGTTCCTATACGACTTATAAAATCAAATATCTTGTCAATAAATGTATTGCCTTCTTCTGTATCACCAAAGAAAGCTTCAAAGAAATTCGTACCAATTCCAGTTATTAAAGTCTTTATCTTAGTCAAGATTGTTGTAATCTTTTCAAAGAATGCTCCAAAAGAATCTTCAGCTTTTATTGTGTCTCTCAAGTCTTTGAGCATGTCACCAACTCTAGCTGAAATTGTAAGAATTTTGTCTGCTATTGGTGCTAAATAAGCCCCAGCAGGTTTGACAATTTCAAATATCTTCATTATGAACATTCTTATAATGTCCAAAGCTGAAGCAACACCTGTAAATGTCCTTTTGAATTTGTCTATTGTTGTATCACTTGCTTTAAGTCTCTTAATAAAGTCAAATGATGATTTTGTTAAATCTTTTATTCTATCTCTTAATTTGTATCTGTCAAACGTTCCAAATATCTCTGTGATTACATCGAACACCTGTTCAAGTATTTTGAACCAGGAACCAAATACTTCATTAAGAGCTGCTAAGTCTTCTTCTGTAAAAGCAAATGCACCTGATAATTCTGCGAATCCTGTTACGAAATCATCAAATATCTTCTTTACTCTAGGACCTATAATTTCTTGGAACATTGCTACAAAATTTACAAGTAATATGTTTACTACTCGTAAAGCATTAGCAACTGTATTAAATCCTTTTGTAATCCATCCACCCCAGTTTATATGAATGATATGATTTACAACATTAGCAAAGAAATCGAAACCTGCATTTATTGCGGCCATTGCTTCCGGAAGAAGTCTTGATTTCTCATAGGCTTCGCCAATCCATTTAATTAAATCTGTAAATGTTGGTGTAATCTTATTAAGAAATTCAGTCCATGAATCATAAAATCCGGAACTTTTAATTCCAGCTTTTATAGCATCGAACATTCCTTGAAGCTGATTGTATACTTTAATCATGCTTTCTCGCCAAGGAGTAAATGCATCAGCACCAATTCTTGACAAAGCTGCTTTAACGTTCATCATTGAACCTGAGAACGTTTCATTAGCCTTCTTAGAATGTTCACCAAAAGCATCATCCATTGCTTTTGCAAAATCTTTAAAAGTAACTTGACCTTTGGACATCATTGCTCGAACTTCTTGTTCGGTTTTGCCCATCTGTTTGGCCATTGCAGCAGTTGCATTAATACCTCTTGTAGAAAGCATAAGTAACTGTCTACTTGTTATCTTTCCATAACTTGCAGCAAAAGTAAAGATTCTACCAATTTCATCGTAACCAGAGTTGGTCATTGCTGCAACACCAGAAATAGCTCGTAAAGCCTGTTTTAGATCTTCTTCAACAGTCATGCCAGAAGCTCCAAGCTGAGCAGCAACTTTTACAGCAGAATCCAAACCGTAAGCGGTTCCTTTAACCGCATAGTTTGCTGCATCCATAAAGGTTTGTGTATCAAGATTTAAACCTTTTAACATGAACATAGCCTGTTCAATGTTTTGAGCTCTTCGATTACCACCTTCTGCTATTTGTGACATTACATTAATACCAGTAATCTTAGTAAATAATGCTTCACATTCTTCTGCGACCCCCTTTACGACATCAGGGATCGTTAAGAAATCACCTTTTACATCATCAATTGCTGAATGTATAGCCGCAAAGTTTAATATGTCAACTAAACTAATGTTTGAAACTAACTTTTCAAGAACACTAGTTGTTTCAGTTACTTCGTTAGGAAGAGAGTTAAGAGTTTTCTTAAAATCATCTAAGGATTCTGTACTTTTTTCAATGTTGCTATCAAATTCACTATTGTCAAACCGCATCTTGACAACATTTTCATCAACAACGTTGCTCATAGTATTCCTCTCACCTCCTCTTTAGCGTCTTTTGCTAGCTGCCTGAATACTTTTCTTAATGCAGGATTAATATAGTCGGTTCCTTTAACCCAAGCACCATAACCAGTTGCATGACCGTATTGTATAATTATTGCAATTTCTACCCCATTTTGAATATTTGTATTCTTCCAAACAATGTCTGCTCCATCTTTATCATGATGAATCTCATAATACCAAGATTGAGAAGTTAGACCTGTATCTTTTGGGGTGTACATCTCTAAATACATTACACCTAACTCGCCATACTTATCTAGTTCGCCTTTTTTAAATAGGTTTTTAAGCCTTTCAAAGAAATGCTCAGTTTTACTGAAATTTCCATGATGAGTTAAAGAAATTATTGGCTTGCCGCTCATAATGATTATCCTCTTGTTCCTAATTTAGCTCTTCTAGCCTTATTAAGTTCACTATAATATTTCGCAGTATCATAAGTATTCATCTTCTTATTAGATTTGGATTCAGGGTTCTGTTTTTCATTACAAACTCTGATTAAAGTAAGAAGATGATTTAAATGCCTTTTTTCGAATAACTCTATTGGTATTCCAAGAATAATCATAGAACTGTAAATAACTTCTGCAGTAATTATTTCATGACTTCTACTTTTAGGTCTTCCATCATCTGAAAACCAAGTTGCGGTCATTGGGTCTTTCATGTATGCGGTTATTTCCTTAATATTATCTGCAGTTAAATAGTCGTAGACATAATCCTCTACATCATTAATTGTCATACATTTTATGTAATCTAATATTTCTTCTGCAGACAAATCCTTGTTATCAATAAAGTATTTATGATGTTTAGATTCCCACTTGGTAAGGGAAAGTAAGGAATGCTCAAGTTTTAAAGTTCTTTCTGGAAGATGAACAAACTTATTAGTTTTTTCATTATATGCCTCACCGGCAGGAATCTTTATAGTTAACACCTTACTTCCCCCTTTAATTTATTCTTTTATTGTAACCGTTCCGTCAGAATTCAGGCTAATTTTATTAGCGATCTTTTTAGGAAGACAACCTATAATGAAATCGCCAACATTAATTTCCTGATTAATAAACTTCATAAGAAGTGCTGAATATTCGGGACTGCAAAGGAAAGCTTTCTTAGCATTGTCGTCTTTAATAAATGTTCCGTCGTCAAGACGCTGACCATAAGCTTTTTCGATTAACTTCTGGAACAGCTCAACGCTTTTAGGAACATCTTCCTGAATGTCTTTCTGATCTTTAAACTTCGAAAATCTGCCATATTCGGTAAGATTAAGAAGTGTTATCTCGGCTTCTGTAAGATGGAAATAAAGATCTTTTGTTCTTTCTTCGCCATCAAAATCTTCATAAGTAATTGTTTCTTTTATCATAATTTTTCTCCTTTAATATATGCTGCGTATAAAAAGGGGCCCTAAATTAAAAGAGCCCCCATTTTGAATTTTACTTAGGGAGTAAGAGTTGTTCTAACTTCCGAAGGTAAAGGAAGATAAGGAAGACCTTCCTCTGCCGAAGCTGCTTCAGGATCTCCATAAAGTTTCTTCTCAAGTGCTGCAAGAAGTGCTTTCTGATCTACTGTTGTAAACTTTGTAGAATCGATTTCGATAATACAAGTAGGTTTAAGCTTCTCTGTAGCTGAATCAGAAACTACTACCGGATCTGATGTGATTTCAAAGCTTAACTCGTCCATTGAAGGAGAGTTGTTTATTGTGCTGTGGCTCTTTGAAGAAGGTTTTGCAGTACAACCGTAAACAAGATGAAGCTTATAGCCGAAATCCTGTCCCTGTGTATCATTACCAATCTTGGTTCTGTAGCAGAAACCAAATTTCTTTCTAGCCTGCTGACCTGCTGTTGCACCAACGGTTGCATCTCCAAGGTTTGCAATACCATTACAAGCATCGAACTCAGGAGGATATGTGTAACATTTAACTGTAGCGCCATATTCTTCAAGAGAAACGATAGTACCATACTGAATGTTGTCTGCATAGAACTTTGTAGGTTCAGCACCTGAAGGGCTTTCATCAACGCCAGTAATGCCATTCCATGCAACTCCGGGTTTGTATTCATTATTGTCATTAATAGGATAAAGAACTGCATGGTCTACGCCTGTTTCGAACAGTCTTTCACCAGTTCCGTCCCAAGAAAGTGCATTATTAACTGTAGCCATTTCTTTTTTCTCCTTTATTTTAATAGTATAAATCTAAAGAGCAGTGAGTAAGATTATTAGATTTATAGTATCGTTCAATCTCACAATAGGTAAATCTATCCGCTAAGATTTCTGGCAATTTATCGTCTGGATCTGTAGTTATGTAGATTAAATTATAGTGATCTGTCCGATTGTATCTAATATTGTCTGCTCTATTAACATCGGGTCGTTCCTTTGTATATCGAATACAAGGATACTTCATTTTTAACGTTTCAGGAGGCTGAAAGTACACATTATTTGAGCCAAGAGTCTCTATTAACTCTTGATGAAGCGAAAGGCGCTTATCCATCTACGTATTCACCTCCTAATGTTAAAATTAATCTAGGTCTTATGATCTCAACGGCTGAAACTTTCCACTTAACACCTAAATACTCTGCGTATTTAATGGAGTGAAAGTTCTCAATAGCAAATGGATCACTAACGATGGATAGTTTGGAACTAAATTCTGCGTCATCATTGGCATCAGAACCTGTTTTCCATCTATTTACCGGATCAGATAGCTCGCCGTAGTATTTTCTGACTGTGATAATCTGTTTCCACACTCCAGTATGCTGGCCATCTGCCATCTTTTCTTCGGATACAGCAAATCCGATGTTTCCATAGTATTTCATAACTTTCACCCCATTTTGATTTTTCGGCAGTAGTCTAAGAATTGTGTACTATTTTTAATTAAGCGTTAGCTTTAAGCTTCAAGCTGCCAAGGCCGTAAGTACGATCAATAATGTTCTCTCCGTTAACTGTCTTAACTCTGAGCTTCTGCTTTCTGTCTGTAATTCTAATTACAGCCCAACCGTTCTGTACTGTAACAGGTGATCCTTCGCTATCACCACCAATAAGTTCGATAGTTGTTGTAGCATCATTGGGTGTAGCTGTGAAGTCAAGTGCTAAGAAGTTACCAGACTGTTTCTCAGTTTCTTCAGAGTATCCTGTATATCCGGTTACATATCTTAATGTACCAACGATCTGCTGGCTACCTTCATTGATCTGAATGTTGGACTGAAGATCATCAACTTCTTTGCCATATCTTGTTGTGCTAGGATCTGTAGGAGCTACAGTAAGTGTAACGTTAACAGCTTCCTCAAGAATAATAGCTGAGAAAGGAACAACAAGTGCGCCAGACATTCTACCTTCCATCAAGTACTTCATCTGGTTGTAATCGATATCGAAATCATCGAACATGCTAAGTTCGCCGCCCTTGTCTGTACCAACCTTGTAATCATTAAGGTTTACAATGATACCAAGAAGATTCTTTGTAACATTACCGTCTTCCCTAGAAAGGTTCTCCATAACAGGAACAGTAATAATTTCGCTAACACGAAGAGCTGTACGAAGCTTCTCTTCTGTGTCATAGATAACACGCTGATTAAGGTCTTCAAGAAGAAGCATATCTGTAAGCATATCTTCTGTTGTGAAGAGAACAGGGTTACCTGAACCTCTGTAATCTTTACGAGCCTTAATAGCTGTCTTAATAAATGTCTTTGCTCTTACAGCATCAGTTGCACCTGCAGCAACGGAAACATCTTTTCTTACAACGAAGAGATCTTCCTCTTTCCAGATAGGTCTGATGTGTGTTTCATCAATGTGATCTTCAGAAGATGCAGGACGGCCATCACCAACAAGGATAGCACGAGCAACTTCCTCATCATACATCATACGCATTTCTTTCTTGATAAGAGCTACAACATCAAAATCCTTGATGTCAATAACATCTTCTCTGTCGATCTTCTGTTTCTTGTAAATAGTTGTGGGCTCAGTCTTTCTCTTTAAGAGACGGAATACCTCTTCCTTCTTATAGTTGCCCTTGATGTATCCCTTAGCTCTTGCATCATCTTCTGTGATGTCTGCAAAGAGAGATTTGATTCTGGAGAAGGGATTCTTTCCAACGCCGGAAATAACCTTGCTAACCCAGTTATCAGGTCTCTTAATAAACTGAGGATCACCCTGGTTAAGCTGGAAATCAGGGAACATGTAATCGATGTTCTCAATACCGTAATCGTCTGTATGTGCAAGTACGCACTGTCTTAATGAGCCATAAGATTTAGCATCTTTGAAGATGTCTTCAATCTCGCTGTGTGTAAGAACGTGTACATCGTTCTCAAGCTCTTCATTATCAAATACATTGTGCTTCATGTCTTCTCCTCCTTCTTCAGCACCACCGCCACCGAGTTCTTTTCTAAGATTCTCTTCAGCATCTGCAACTGCCTGACCAACAATTGCGTAAACAACATTCTTCTGTTCGTCTGTAAATTCGTTAAACACGTCACCTACAGTCTTTCCTTCACCCTGCTGTTCAGTAGCAGGAGCCTTAGCCTCTTCAGCTGCCATCTGTTTTTCCTCCTTTTTAGGTTCTTCTGAATGAGCAAGGTTCTCTTCATTTCCTTCATCTTCAGAATGCATTATTACCGGATTTGTATCAATGTTTTCACCGAAATACATTTCTGCTTCCCATTCATCAGTATCCATATCTGAGTGGGTTATTACTGTATTCGGTTCAATTCCTGCATAAGGATTAGCAGAAGCTAAAACAAGACTAACTTCTCTAATCATGCCGTGATATACATTACCGGCCTGTTCTTTTAATTTGTTTGCATAAATAGACAACGCTCTAATGTCGCCATGTCTGACTAATTCTTTAGCGGCTCTACCATTTTCTGTATCGTTAAGATAGCAGTATGCGTAAACACCGCGATCAGGTCTGTTCTCGAGATAAGCATGACCTAAAACACCATTGATGTCCAAATGATCATGATTATAGACAATAGGAACTTTGGTGCCATCACAGTCTTTAAAACTGTTTGTTTTCAAAGTTCTGCCATCAGAACATTTTACATTGTAGACTGTAGCCCATCCTGCAAAATCGGGTTGTTCTGTAAGTTTTACTCCCATTTTGATTTTTAGCT